TAGTTGATGCACCACCAGTTATTGTTGCTTGTTTTGAATCTATTTGTGTTTGTACTGCACTTGTAACTCCATCTAAATATCCTAATTCAGTATCGGTTACATCTGATACTGCAATCTTTTGTGAACCATTAGAAATAACAGCTCTATTTGCAGTTAAACTTTCGGTGTCAATAGTAGTTGCAGATCCTGTAATAGTTGCTTGTTTAGCATCTAGTTGAGTTTGGATAGCACTTGATACACCATTTAAATATTGAAATTCTGTATCTGAGATTGTTCCATCTGCAATTTTAGTTGCATTAATCCCTGTAGGTATAGAGTCATTAGTTTTTGTAAGTATTGCAAGATAAACTGATAGAGTTTCACTTGCTAATGATCCACTATCAAAAGTTACATTGACAGTTGTGTTTGTAGAAAAAGATGAACTAGCAATAACTCCATATCTAAATGCAGCAGTAGTTCCTAAATAAATTTTTATTCTTCTACCTGCATGATATTCTGAAGTTACATCAGCACCATTAATTGTAAAAGAAGTTCCGCTTACATAGGCTGCTGTGTAAGAACCTGAACCATCACCATATTCTACCCATTGTGCGTCATTGTAAAAATCTCTAGTGTTCTTCATCAATGCTCTGATTGCATTGTTTAGATTTGAAGGTAGCATTCCTTCCGCAGTAGAAATACCATTTAGTGAAGTGTTATTTGCTTGGGTTGTTGAATAATCTTTTATTCCTGCCATTTAATCTCCTATAAACCATGAGAAAGCCTTATCGCTTTCTTTGTTTCTATCATTTATTAATGTATTGATAGCTTCTTCAATTTGTCTTTGAAAAAACTCTTGAGTTTCAAAACTATATCTAACATTATCTATATCAGTTTTTTCCGTCATCTCAAACCAATTCTTGAAGCAATTACATCAACACCTTGAGCATGAGTCCAAACTGATCCAGATGGTGTAATTACTTTAATTTTAAAATATCTACCAGATTGTCTTACTGGATTATCTCCACTTGTAACCATTGAAGAAGATGTTGATTCTGTAGCTGTATCAACTAATCGTTCTTTAGTCTTGATAGTTACTGTAGATAAAGCATCTACAATTGGTCTGACATTCGTTATACTACTTCTATGTCCTGGAAACAACTCCATTTCTCTAGTTTCTATAGTACCTTCATTTTCAGTACCTGAGAATATAGCTGCTTTATAATTATTATCTATTGCACCCAAATATCTTTGTCCACCATTCCAAAAGTCAGTATCTAATGCAATATTAATATTATCTAAGTTTTCAGAAATAATATCCATTAATTCTACAGTATAAGCACCAACGAATTGTGAAAATATAGAACTTGCATTAGTGTCGGCTGTACTCCATTTTTGAGTAGCATAATTGTAAATAATTACTTTATCACAAATACCAGTAGTATTAGATGTATTACTGGCAGAAGGATATAACCACATGGCTAATTGATTAAAAGGATCTACTGCTGCACAAATTCTATCTGTAAATGCTTTGTTTAAATCTAAATCAAAAAATCTATTTACTTTTTCTGCACCAATAGAAACTACTTGATCTCCGTTCAATTCATAGAATCCGTCATCCGCATAAAAAAAGACTCTACGATTATCTTGACAGACACTTCTTCCATAAACAGCTCCTCTGTTTGGTGATATAACTGATAGTCTAAATACTGTTGCACCACCAACATAGTCCATTCTAATTATTTGGTTTTGTCTGAATACATAAGCAATTTCACCAGAGGTAATATGAGTTATCTGTCCACCTGATCCTGGTAAGTCTTGCAAATCCGATTGTTTAGTACCAGATTGCCAAGTTGTTAAATCATTTATTCCTGACCATTGTATTCTATTAGATTCACCAACATGATTACCTGTTACAAAAAAATCTCTAACTACACCTGAACATTTAAAAGTTGGAACAGTACCAGATGTTGAAATAGTTGATAAGTCTGCAAAAGCAGATGATGTTCCCATTAAATAATATTGAGGTGCATCTACACCATTACTTGCAACTATATAATTTCCAAATTGGGTAAAGGTAATGTAATCGGTAGCTTCTCCAGTTAAAGGAGTTCCACCATAAAAATTTGTAGTAGTTAGTCTTGCAGTATCAGACGAAACATTTGTTAAATTATTATTTCCAACTGTAGCTCTTGTAACAGTTACAACAGCATTAGATACAGTTGCCGAAAAATCAGCATGACCATTAATGGTATTTTTTAAATTTGTAGCAGTAGTGTCGTTGTTTGTTTGTACTTGAAATTCATTAGTAGAAGGTGTTCCAGTAACAGATGTAAAGACAACAGTTGTACCATCATTTTTTTTTAATGTAATAGTTTTACTTGCACCAATATTTGCATAGTCTGAAACTGTAATTGTACAAGTTGCAAAAGCTGTACTTAAAACTTTACCTCTTGCTCCTCTTTCTGTAAATGTTCCAGATGATAATTGATAAATAGTTTCTTCATTAGCAACAAAATTAAATACAGTATTAGAATTATCTCTAAAAGAACCTGCACCTCTACTATCTTTAGTTATGTTGTTACTTGAATAATTTACTAATGAGGGAAATCTTTTATATGATGATGCTGCAAAATAAACATTGTTGGCAGTATTCGCACCAGGATTATTATATTCTGGTTGGTCAGGTAGCCATTCTCCAAAAGGTATTTGCATAAGTTTCCTTAATTGTTATTGCTTGTAATAATTCTAGATACATCGTTAAAAGCACCTGAAACAGTTACATCACCTCTTTGTTGTAAAGGTGCATTACCATATTGATCTTCTCTATCATTTCTCTCCAATCTTTCCATAGCAGTTGTGTACATACCTTGCCATTGTTGTAATCTTTGAGGATCAACACCACCTAAAAAATTAGCAGCATGATATAATGAACCATATAAATAAATTGCAGGATGACTTGCTAATATATAATTAGAAGTATTAGTATCTGATAAAGCTGCAAACTTAGCATAATAATTTAATGTTCCTGTGTATGCAGAATCTGGAACTGGTGCAAATCTAAAATTATCTCCAAGTATAGTATATGCTGAAGGCATACCACTTGTTGATGAACCTCTAATTTGATCCATTTGAGCTGGAGTAATATATTTTAAAGCATACTTAGTTCCACCCTCTGTAATAAAAAAATCTCTGACTTGTAAAAAATCTGTAGGTATAGATTCTGTTTCTGAATCTATAGTAATAGAAGTAGAACTTATCATTTTTCTAACTCTTAATTTAGAATTAAAATCAGCTTCTGTTAAAACAATAAAATCTTCTGCTATCTCAGTTGTTAAATCTGATCTATTTAACCAGTTTGCTATTGATGTTTTTAAATTTGCGTAAGTTGCTAATGCCATTATATTTTACCTTCTGCGGTTCTAAAATATTTAAACTCATTACTATTTAATTTTGTTTTTAATATTTTACTTTGAACTTCTTTGGGAAGTGCAAACCAATTACCATCTCCATTATACTCTTTTGCCCAAACAGATAAAGCTAAAGTTGGAATAGAAGCTACTCTTTTTAAATCTCTTGATTTAGAATAACCATCATCTTGATTTAATAATATTTTATTATGTTTTAAATGAGAGTCTATATTAACTTCTTCATTTACAACAATTTTCTTTTCCATTTCATCTAATGAAAAAGTTTCTTTTTTTAAACCATCAACAACTGTATCTTTTTTCATCTACCTTGACCTTTGTATCTTGTTTGCTTTTTTTGTCTGCACTCTGATTTGTTCTGAGATTTTTTGTGACAACCAGGTCTTTTCTTATGTTGATCTCTTGGAACAAAGTGAACAAACTTTTGTTTAGCCACTAAGCACTCAATTCAGTAACATAAAGAACTGCACTATTAGTTGCATTCAATCCAGCAATTTTTTCACCTGGACTAACTTTAAATATTTCAGGTTGGTCAGCAGGTATTAAAATCTTTGCTGCTGTTGCAGTTGGACTTGCTCCAAAATCAACAAAAAAATCTACTGCTGAAACTAATCTTACATATTCTGTTTGTGAACCAAAAGCACTAGATTGTACTGATGCAGTTGTTCCTGAACCTGTCATAGTTACATTGTTTATTACTTTAGGTCTTAATCCATAATTAAAACTCATATTTTTTTCTCCTATTTTATTATGGGGGAAATACCGCTAGGCAAGATCCCCCAAATATTGTTATATACTATTATCTTCTAATTACGAAAGTAATTTCCATTTTAGAAGCATTTGTTGAACCACCATTAGTGATACATTCAATAGTACCATCTTCAGCAACAGTATTTAAAGCTGTTGGAGCAGATGTTGCTACTCTACCAGCTGAACCAGATGCTGTATGACTTATAGCACCACCAGTTACTGCAACACCACCTATTTCAAAAGAGATAGCTGCTGTGCCAGTTGTAGTTGCTTTGTTGTGAGTGATGATTTTTACAATTTTTCCACCATCAGGTACACAAACAAAAGTTGATGAAGCTGTTGAAACATCTGGAATTGCAGATGTTAAAAAGTAATCGTTTAATGTTCTCATTTTTTTATCCTATTTATTTGCTTCGTTCCGTCATTGACTTCAAAGACCAAACAAAATTGTTAATTGAATGATGGGGGATAATTCCCCCACCACTTTAGATTTATTATGAAGTAGTTAAATCTGTGATTAAACCACTTGCTTTTTCATTTCTTGACTCAAGAGTGTACTCAGCAACCATAAATCTTTGGTCAGCATCTGCAGTTTGTGCAGGTGTTTGTAGAGCAAAATCTCTTAAGAAAGAAACTGCCCAGTATTCCATATCTAGAATGTGAGCATCTTGTCCGATTTTAGCAGCAGTACCATTAGCACCTCTGATAAATCTGTTTGGTGATACTTGCATAGTTCCAAAGTCAGATTCGTACACATCAATAGAAGTAATTAATCTTCTATCTTCTGCAGCATCAAATCTAGTAGAACCGCCTGTAAAGCCAGATAGTTTCTGTTTATTGAAAGCATTTACCATAATCATGTTAGGGTTTCCGCCTTCATTGTAACAGCTAACTAAAATACCTTTTAACTGATCTTCAGTAAAAGCTCTTTGAGTTCCATCTGTTCTTATAGCACCATTACCAGCACCAGAACCACCAGAACCTGCATCAACATTAGTTTCGTACCAAGTTGGACATCCACCAAGTTTTCTTGCAGTCGTAGCATTACCAGCAGTTTTAGCAACATTAGATAAAAGAGCTGTTTCCATATCTCTTTTTAATTCTTTTGCAGCTTTAGCTACTTGATAAGCCATCTCATTATTTCTTCCAGCAGAAGTTACAGCTTCGTTAGTTGCAGTAACTTGAATTCCTTTAGTAGAAATTTGAGTGTGGTTATTTTCTAATACAGTTGGAGCCATAGTTCCATAAGAAATATCAGCACCTTCAACAGCAGCATTTGCAGCAACATCAGCTAGTGCATCTGTTTGCCATTGGTGTAAAGTATTAGTTGCTTTTGTTTTTGCAACTCCAGACATAAAAGGTGTTTCTGTTGGACTAATTGAATAAATTATGTCCGCTAGATCCTCTCTTATACCTATAGTCGTATATGTTTGGTATTTAGCCATTTGTTTTCTCCGTTAGGTTATTGTTTATAGATAACGCATCAGTAAATCAGTAGCATCTTTTGCACTACCGCTTTTCTTCAACGCATTAATCTTCTTCAACCTAGACTGACTATTCAAATCTTCCTTAGTAGTTTTAACACCAGATTTAACAACTGTAGTTGGTTTAACTTTTTTACTTACTAAATTGGGTTTAGTCGCATTAGCTTTCATACCATCCATAATCACATCAAAATATCTTGAATCATAAATTCTTGAAACATCATCATTTGAGAAGCCTTTAGAATTTAAATAACCCATAATATTATTTTTAACTGTAGCACCCTTAATAGGATCAGCAATCTCAGGATGTTTTAAATGAAGTTTTTTTTGTTCATTTTTTAATATTTCCTGAAACTGAGTTTCTTGATGTTGTCTCAGTTTTTGCTGTGCTTGTTGAATTGATTGTTTTCGTTTATTAATCTTACGATCAACTCTAGCAGCTTCAGTTGGATCTTCATCCCAAAGAGCATCAAGCTCCTTAGAATTCATATCGTTGTTAATCTCAGCATTTAAAGTAACTACTAATGAATTTAAATCATCCATCTTAGTTGAATACTGATTTTTAAGACGATCTTCTTCAGATTTTAGCTCTCTTTTTTCAATCGCTATCTCCTCAGTTTTTCGTCTGTAGTCAGCATCTTTTTGATAACCTGCTTTTAATTCTTCAAGGTCAACATCAATCTTTTCACCATTAACAATTACTTGGTGTAGATCGGTTGTTTGTTCTTCAATTGCATTCTCATCTTGTGATGCTTGTTCTTCTTCTGCTACTTCCGTTGTTTCCTCTGGTTGAGCAACAGGTTGTTGTTGTTCTTCTGTTTCAGTTTCTGCTTTCGCTTCAACTTCTTCTTTTGGTTCAACTGGTGCTGCTTCTTCTTGAGGTTTTTTGATAACACCTTTGGTGTCCATTAAACCTTCAATAGATTTTGCTGCACCTTGTACTGAAGCATTGTTCAGTAAAGGGTTTGTTTCAGACATTAAGTCCTCCATTGTTAAGCTGTCGTTAGACTTGGCTTATTTTAACCTTGATGGTTAAAATTTTGTATTATTCTGTTGTTTTCTAAAATCTTCCAACTGTTTAGCTGCAAGTTTTCCTGTTTCAATAACAGTTTGTAGATGTTGCTCTACTTTTCCAACAACATTATAAGCAATCCAAAGTTTTTCTCTGGTATCACTCTCTTTAGCACCTGTTTTTTCTAAAAGTGCCTCAGAATAAATTTTTTTAAGAGTTTCTATACTCTCTTGAAAAAGTTTACTCTCTAATATCTGCTTGGCTTCGTTGGATCGGCTGATCTCCACCGACCTGTCCGCCTGGTCTTTCGCTTCCATTTATTCCTTGTAGTTGTTTGCCAAACATATTAGTAGATTTTGCCGCTTCTTCAAGTATTTTGTTATCTCCAGCGACCATCATTTTATCTAAATCTGCATCTGCTTTAATTTTTGCAGTATCAAGTTGGGTATTATATTTCAAAGCCATTTCTTTTATCTTAGCTTCAAAGTCTAATTGCATTTCTTGAGTTTTTTGCTGTAATTCTTGAGCTTGTAATTCTAGGTCTGCAAGTTTTCGCTTATTCTCAGCATCTATTCTAGTAAATTCTATCTTCTCAATAGGAGTTAATGGTGGTGGTTGAGGTGGTGGCATCATTTGTTTACCAACATCAGGATCTACAAAGTAAGTTTCTACATTTTTTAGACCTGCGTTCTCTACCATCTTAGTCAAAGTGTTATACATATTTTTAAGATTAACCATAGGCATCTCTTTTCCACCTTGAATTTGAAATGCTTGTAGTTGTCTTTCTAAAATACTGTTTAGCATAATTGTTTGTTGCTCTTTAGAGCCAGTTCCAAGACCAACAACTATTGAAATATTAAATCTATCTTTCCATTCAGTAGGTCTTACAGGTATATATTGATTACTCATCATAATAATTTTTTCTTTATCTTGATATTTAACCATTAGTTCAAATATTTTTTTAAATAAATCTTTAACACCTGTTTCTGCAAACACTCTAGCAATCAATTCTGATCTCATTTGAGTTTGTTGCATTAGTGCATTTACACCAGTTGCTGTTTTAGCATTTAATGTATCAGGACTTAAACCTTGAGCTTCTTTTGAAACACCAGTTCTACCTTCTCTAACTGAATCTAAGTAAGATAATAATGGAAAGGCTTGTTGTGAAATTGGTTGAGCTTGTAATGGTTGCATGACTTGGTTTGGTGGTTGTTTAGTTCTTACAATTCCACCAGGTCTAGTCGTCAATAAATCATCCATATTGACCATACCATCCATGACTGCAACTCTGTTGTTATTTGTTAAATACATATTGTCTAACAACTGTCGCATAACAGTAGATTTCATTAACTGAACATCTTCTACTAATTCTGCAATTGATCTTCCATAAAATCTATGAGGCATTGGAATAGGAGTGATGGTTACGAAAGGAACACTATCGCAAGGCATATTAGATAATATGTGATTACCATCTGAACCAGCTGAAACTATTTTTCTAAGTTCTGCTATACCATCTTCATCGTAATCATATTTTACATAAGACTCATAAACTAAAACTTTTTCTGTAGAGGTATCTGTTGCAGATGAAATGTTATAATCATCCACATCGGTTAATCTAACATTCTGCTCATCATTATAAATATCTAAATCTGATTTTGGAAGTTCGTCAATCTCATCTTGAGGATAACCCATTGCAACTAAATCTGATCTTGTCATTAAAACTTTATGAGAAACAAAATCTGCATCCTCAATTGTTTTAGCACTTCTATCAATTAAAAATTCTTCAGGTGGAATACTTTCTATTTTAACTCTACCTGTTTTTTTAATTCTTTTAATTTTGCAATTATATAAATTAAAATCAGGAACTTGAACTTGGGATATATCCACCCCTTGCATTTCGTATTGTTTTAAAACTTCTTCAAACTTTTCTTTGGCAGACTCATCTTCAAATACTTCTTCTTCAACAGTTTCTATTTCATCTTTAGTATCTTGCAAAGCCTCTTTCTCAACTATAGATAAATTTTCATAAGTTTCGTAATCTACTTTTTCAGAGTCATCCCAATAAATTTTTAAAAAACCATTCTTCTCAATCAAAGCATCTTTGAAAAAATTATATAATAATTGAAAGCCATCATTCTCTTTATAAAAAACATGATTTAAATATGCTGTCGCTTGTGCTGCCATTGGAACATCTTCTGCTGTCATAGGTTCACAATGAACAACTTTATCGGATGCTGTAAATACTCTTAATAAATTTGGTAATAAACTTTCAATCGTATCTGCAACATCAGTTGATACTACCTGACTACGACCATCTATTTCTGTTCCTAGTTTATCACCTAAATAATATTCTAATGATTTAGTTCTAGAGTCTGATAACTGACCACCTAGATAACCTAAAGCATTTTGTATTTGACCTGATAATAAACTTTGTAATTCTATATTTGATGTTTCTTTATTTTTTTTTGCCATATTAAACTATATAATTTGTATCTACTTCTATTGGCTTATCCCAATCGGTTGTTTCTAGTGGTTCTGTAACAGCACCATACCTTACCGAATCGCAAAAGTGTGATGCCCAATTGTGTAGGGGTTTATTCCTAAAACAATTATTTTTTTCATCCCACCGCTTACAATATGATTTTAATGCTTCTACTAGCTTATTGCAATTGTTTTTATGAAAAAAACACTTGGGTAACATTCGTCTTACTTGCTCAATACCATCTTCTACACTAAGTTTGGGTGCTATGTCAAATTCTAACCCTAGTTCTTTAGCGGTTTCCCATCTGGATTTATTTGTGCCGATCTCTCTAACTCTAATATCATGAGGAGCTATGTGTTTTGAATATGTGTAAGGTTTGCTATCTATGACATTGATGTAATGCTCTAATCCCTCACCAGAATTTTCGTAGCAATCAATAATTCTAATTTCGCCATTTGTCCTTCGTTGAGCAAAGGTGATTACTGTACTATCGTTCATTCCTAAATCCCACCAGGTTTCAACATCTAAACTATCATCTATATCAAAGTTCTTAACATTGCCAGACTCCTCTAACTCCTCAATTATAGATCCAAAATAAGAACCACTTATTCCAGCTTGAAATGAGCATTCAAATTCTTGTTCGTAACTCTCAGGCGACATTGTTTGTTTAGCAGCATCTAATTCGTCTTGAGCTATGATCTTTGTTTCACTAGCTTTAAATACTTTAGTAAACCAATCTTTATTACTTTTGGCTTTCTCATGTAAATCGTAGAACCAGTTTCTTCCCATCGGAGTTCCGATAAAAATAGCGAAGCCTTTCCTGTCCGATAGACATGGTCTTAAAATGGTATCAAAAAGGTCTGGCGAAAGGTTTTGTGTTTCGTCACAAACTATACCATCAAAATACTGACCTCTGATAGCAGCACTATTCTCACCACCTAAGATTTGTATTCTTGAATTGTTTATAGAAAAGTCCACCCTTAATTCTGACTCATTAAACTTAACTCCTGGAATTGTGGCAGAAAATTGTTTCATGTAATCCCAAGCAGTAGATTTACCTTGCAACCTGTAAGGCGAAATAAAGGCATATCTTGGATAAGGTTTATTAGATGTCAGAGCTGCTTTTATAAGGTGGTTTATGGCAAAGACTGTTTTGCCTCCCCTTCTGTGAACGATTACTACATTGAAGCGGTTCTTATCACATTTTTTATGCAAAAAATTTTGGATTTCTCTTGGTGCGTAAG